TTTGAGTTGTTCAAACTCTATTTCTATTCCAACCATTCTTTCATCAATACCTTGAAGTGTATTAACTATTTGTCCGACTGATTGCACTCCTGCACCAATTGAACCCATAAGGGCAATAGCTGTTGCAACTAAACCTATATTATCTTTTATCTTCTTTATCATTATCTATTCCTTAAACCTGTACCGGAGGTTCCTTCCTTTTCTAGCTTCATAAGTTCTTTTCTTATATTTATAGCAGCTTTTCTTGCAGAAAGTGGGTCTGCTGGTAAACCTGTAATATTGACATCCATGTGAGCAACATTAATTCCGCCTACTCCTCCACCTGTCTTATTAGAAAATACTGATGTACCACCCGGTGTTGACATAATAACTTCTGGTCCTCTTTCACCAACTATTGATGTTCTACCAATAGGAACATTACCACCTGTGTAATTGTTCATTGTTCGTTCACCAAATTGATGTAAGGTGTATTGTCTTTTATTTACATCGCTAGTGTCACGAGGTGTGTAGTTTATATCAAGATTATTGAAATAGCCTGCTTGTTTTTGCATTTCTGCATCTATGAAATCAGTTATTTCTTTTATGTCAAACAAAGCTGTTCTACCAGCTAGAACCATATCCTCAACTTTCTTTTTGTAGCTAGCCTCAACTGTAGTCATTGCATCTAATGTTGATTGAAGTATTGATTCTGGAATGCCTATATCTTTTGCTAATTCAGTAATGATTCCTTGTAGTCCCGGATATTTTCTTGTAAGCTCATCTATGATTAGTGCATTTTTTTCAGTTTGCAGTCTTGCTTCTATCATTGCTTCAGCTAAGTCATGCTCTTTATCAGCATATTTTTCTACAGCATCTGCTTCTAAAGACTGAGCTGCTGCTACGGCTTTTATTGCTTCCACAACTGACGGGTCAAGTCTTTTCTTTTGACTCTCAAGTACTTTAAGTTGTGCGTCTGCAATTTTTTCTTGAAGATTTAAAATAGCCAGTTCAGCATCTGATATAGGATTTTCTAAATCTGATAATTCATCTTTAGCTGCATCTAAATCTAACTGTTCAGCTACTCCTTGCTCAACAGCCATTTCTAAAAATTTAATTTCTTTCTTTTTATCTCTAATTCTTATTTTGTCACGATTAGACATTGTACCTTCAATTTTATCTCTCATTCTCTGTAGATTTAATTGAGCTTGTAAAATTGCTAATTGCTCATTATTGGTTACAACACCTTCTTTACCAAATTCAGCTATTGCTTCTGAAAATCCTTCTTGTGCTTCTGTAACTTCTAATTGTCTAATTTGCTGCTGAGTAATAACAAAACCATTAGCTACAATATCAGCAGTCATTTCAACCATTTCTTCTTGAAGGTCTGCTATTCTTTCTTTAGTTTCTTCTTCTTGTCTTGCAATGTTGAATATTTGTAAAGCTGCTTCTGCTTGTTGTCTTTCTAACTCTAATTGACCTTCAGCTTGGACTGTAAGATTATTATTAACTTGGTCAATATATTCTGTATTTGTAATTAATCTTTCTTGTTCATTTATAAAAGTTTTCAACTGTTCGTCATTAAAAGTTAAGCTTCTTAACTCTGGATTATCTCTGGTTAACATATTTTGAATGTCAGCAATAATGTCTCTTTGTGCTATTAATTCTGGGGTATCTTCTTCATTTCCAATATTTAATTTTTCTAATTCTTTTAACTTTGACAATTCTTCTGTTAAGGTTAAAGCTAATCCAATACTTTCCTGTAAAGGTAAATCAGTTAAAGCTTTAGATAAAGGAACAAATCCAGATTTAGCAAGACTTATAACTGTTGTTCTTAGGAAATCTGCTCTTTCATCAGCTTTTTCCATTCCAGTTAACATTTGGTTTAAATTCATTGGTGCTATTCTTCCGAAGTCTTGAAGCACTGAGTTTAAATCTCTGAATTTATTTATATTATCAGTTACTTGGTCTGATAGGGCAAATGTAGCTTCTGCTAATTGTTGAGCAGAGTCTACTGAATTTTCTTGCTCTCCATCTAATGCTTTTAATAAATCAACATAACTTAAAGTTCCGTCAAGAACATCTGTCAAAGATATGGCTACTTCGTCTTGTCTAGTATCTAATTCGTTATAAGCGTCTACATTTTCTTGTATAGTATCTTTTAATGCTTTTTCACTTACATCTGTTTCTACAAGAGCTTTTTGAATAATTTCTAATCCTGCTGCGTTTCTTCTTAAAGTTTCAAATTGTGCATCTTGAGTTTCATTGAGTTCCAATGCACCAGCATTTAAATGTCTATTAGTTCTAACAATTGGCTCTATTGTTTTTGAATAAAGTTTGAACGCATCTACACCCTTAGCCTCTAGTAATCCTAAAGTATCTAATAACTGGTCTGGCGTTAAGGTTGATAATTCTTCTAAAGATAAACCTACACCTTTTAAACCATCATTTAACTCTGATGCAGCTTCGTTTGCTGTGTTAAACTGAAAAGCTTCCAATCCAGCACCAGCGACACTAACTTTGATGTCCTCTCCTAAACCAGAATTATAAAAATCAGTAATAGCACCGCCAACATCTTCTAATGATTTTTGTGCTTCTTCAGCAGATTCTCCATCTATCCCTGCTTGTTTAAAGAAATCTATCATAGATTTTTTCTTTATCTGCTCTTCTATTTCCCTAAGTTTATCGAGTTCTGCTCTCAGTAAATCTAATCTTGCTTCCGACATATCTTCTGAATTTATTAAGTCTTGTAGTTCCTTTTCTTTATCTGCTACTTTTTCTGTTATGCTTGCAACAGCTGCTCTATTTGCTAAAAAACTTTCTGAAGCTCTTCTAGCAGCTTCTTGTCTTCTGGTAAATATAGTATATGCAACAGTTATTGCAGCAAGAGCGACTCCTAATCCAATCATTGAAAATCTTAAGCCAACCATTGTTTTTTGTAAAGCTTTTGCTGTTTTAGTAGACCTACTCATATTTTTAGCATTTCTTTTTATTCTTTTACCTAAGTCCTCAACAGTAATACCGTTAGCTAATGCAATAGCGTTGTAAGTTTTAGTTGCCGCTCCAAGTGCAGCAGTTGCTGCTGTCATAGAAACAATAATTCCAAACAAGACTTTTACACTTGTTCCTACACCTTCAGATGTTTCACTTGTATTTTGGAAACCTCCAATTAGAGCAGACAATGTGGTAACAAGAGCTTTTGCAGTAGGTAGTAATTCATTACCTATTTGTATTCTTAATTCCGTAAGCTCATTCATCAAAAGTTTTGTTTCTGATTTAAATGTCTCGAATCGTTTTTCTGCTTCAGTAGTTAATGCTATGTTTGCTTCAAAAGCACTATTAGCAGTTGCAAGAGTATCTGTTAATAGTCCTTCTGCTTCACCCACAGCAAGTAACGCTCTGATTGTTCTCTGTTGTTTAAGACCTAATTGGTCAAGAACTTCAATAACATTTGTACCTGCTTTAGAAGCAGAAGCTAATGATGTAACGAATAAGTTAAGAGCTGAAGCTGGGTCTACTTTAGCTAAGTCTTGAAATTCTTTTGTTGTTAAGCCTGTAGTCTCAGCAAATACTTCTAACTGTCTACCACCTGTAGCAACTGCAATTTGAATTTGTTGGAATACACGAGCCATAGCTGTACCACCAGCTTGTGACTGAACACCGACTGCTTGAAGTGCTGTTGCAATACCTAAAACATCTGCTGCTGTAGCACCAGCAACTTTACCTGCTGCTGCGAGCCTCAATGCAGTAGAAAGTATCTCATCTTCCAGAGCTGCGAAGTTGTTACCTAAGTCAACTAATGAAGAAGCTAATCTATCGAAACTTTTACCTTGTAATCCAAATATCTGGTCAAGTCGTGCTAATGATAGTGCTGCTGATTCTGTTGACAGTCTTGTTGCAACACCTACCTGTGCAATAACTTCAATAAATTCTTCTAGGTTCTCAACTCCTACACCTAACTGACCACCAAGTTCACCAATTTGATTTAACTGAGTTACAGCAACTGGTATATCTTGCGCTAGTTGTCTTACTTGAAGTGCTAGTGTACTAAATTGTGCTTCGGTTGCATCTACAGTTTTTCTAATACCAGCAAATGAATCTTCAAATTTAGAAGCAGCACCTACTGTTAAGAACATTGCTCCACCTACTGCGGCAAGAGCACCAGCCATTGCACCAGCAGCACCAGAAACCATAGCGTTTGTATGTGCAGCTTGAGTTGTTAACTTCTTCATAGACTTTTCAGTCTGTTTAGCTGCTTTGTTTTGTACTTTAGTTTGTACTAATTCGTAAGTTACTCTTAAATCTTGATTCATTGCTATCTATTAACCTTTGCCTGTAATTCCAGATTTACCACCAAGAAACTGGTCTATAGAAACTCTCTCTCGAGGTTTGTTATGTCGATTGTGTTGTCTTTGAAGCATTCTTCTAGCTTGTTTACTTTCTTTGTTATACTCTTCTTTACGGAATACTTTTCCAGTTTCTTCGTCAATAGTAATTTGGTCTTCACGAAGTCGGCCGTAAAAAACTGAACCATCTGCGGGTAAGTTTCTTAATAGTCTAAGAAATTTACGATATTCAACATCTTGAGGTTTATCAATGCCGTAATACCTAAGAAAGTCTGCTTCTACTTGTCCCCAGTAACTTAAAATGTCACCTGGAGACCAAGTTATTTTGGGCTATCACCCTCTTCGGCAGCGGCTTCTTGTGCTTCCTCAACTTCTTCTGGTGATGCTAGTCCGTAAGCTTCTAATAACCATACAAGTATGTCATTAAGCTTCTCCCAGCCCACACCATCATCTAGCATTGAGTTGAAATTATCTTTACCCACTATTGATTCCACCCAGTCCGCAATTGCTGATAGGTCTTGGTTGTTTCCGTCTTCGGCCATCTTCATTTGCGAAAGGACTGCTTTTGCAGGTAAGGTAGCTGGTAAATCGTATGTTTTTCCTGCTACCTTCATCTGCAATTTTAATAAATTATCGGCTTCTAAAGCCTCATCAAAGTCTTTAAACTTTTCCACTTATATTCTCCTATCTAATTTTTTAGTTAATATCTAACTCGTCAGTATCGTTAGTGTTATCTATGACTCTGAACAAGTAGTATGCACCACTTGTAGAACCAACATTTAAAGTTGAATCTGGAACAAGAAGTTTAAATTCTGTTGCCAAACTAACTTTTGCTGGAGCCTTTTGGTGACTCATTGCGAAAGAACCAACATTCACTGCTCTAGGAATGTGGAACTGTCTGTCTGCACCAGCTGGACCATCTGTGTGTAATACCATCGCATATTCTGTGAAAGTATCTGACAAAGGTGGGATATATGAATCATATCCTGTATCAAAATCGCTACCAGTGGTTTGTGTTGTTGTAGCAGTAATTGTATCTTCTGCTTTAACACCGCCACCCATTGCGATTTGAAGTTTGTCAATACCAGCTTGTGATAGTTCACCAGTTAGTCTTACTTCTTGTGCTGACTTAAGAGTCTTAATAGGGTCTACTTCTTCGGCAACCATAACATCTTCAAAAGTTTTATCAACTTCTAAAGTCCAGCCATCTTCAGAATAACCAACTTCTGAAAATGGAACTGATAGTGTTGTAGGGTTTTCCCATGCGCCGCTGTTATCGGCTGGGAATACTAAAGAACTTGTAGTCCTATCTGCGTAATAGAGAACACCTGTACCTATTAATACTTCGGATATAGTACCGCTTGTATTGAAGCTCATTTGTTATCTCCTAACATATCTTATACTTATACTTATCAGCTGAGCTCAGCCGACTTTTTCAAGTCGATTTCAGCTTTGCCGGTTATTCTTCTTCAGCAATAAAGAAGTCTTCCACTACCTCTTCAACAGATTCCTTGTCGTCCTCTGCTGTAGAGTCGTCTAGTTTTTCCTCATCAGCTATTAAAACAGAGATTTTTTGTGTTCCCTGTTTATAAGTAGCATCTTTAAGGCGCTCCCAGACGGCCATGTCTATCTCTGCCCATCCCTTGTGACTAAAGACTATTCCTGTTACAGTATCTCGAACAGTTGTCTTCTCTAGCAACAAAGGATTAATTTTTACTTTTATCTTCTTCATATCAATCTAGTCCTCGGTAATACATTATTAATGATAGCTGATAATGTCCTAATCCGGTGTCAGTCTCCTCTATGCGAGAAGGTAATCCTTGTACCTCCATGCTGTAAATAACTGCTGCTGTGTTAGTTGTAGGAGTAACAACTCTTGTACTTTTCATTTTAAAAGCAGATTCAGCTACAGCATTTGCTAAAGCATAAGCGTTTGCATAATCTGGTTGAGAAGTAGTTCCTCCACCACCCCAGCGTCCTGCATAAGCATCTACTGTTATAGCAGCTCCAGTTACAGCTGCTTCAGATGTAGGAGACATAAGTGTTCCTCCTGCATTAAATATTGTTAAAAAAGGTAATTCTGCACTACGAGGTAATCTAGTAGCTACTCTTGAACTACATAAATTTGTTATAGCTGTTGTATTGATACACCATTCACGAAATATAATTTCTGCATCTGGTGGAAAATTCTGATTTTGGTCAAACTGTGCGCCTACTGCTTTTATACCCATAATTATTTATCCTACCACTTAAACTTCATCTGGAGAGTTATAGAAAAAAGATGCTGCTGATATTATTTCTTCATAGTTAGCATTTTCAACAAGTGCTCTAGCAGCTGCTTGGGAAGATTTATTTTGTTTCTGTAAAGGTCGTTTTGCTCCAGATTGATATCTTTTATCAGTAGGACTTCCACTTCTCTTACTGCCACCTTTTTTAGTTCCTTTATTCTTTCTTGTAAATGTAACTTCATATGCCCCAGAGCCGCTTCCTTTGCTACCTCTACGAACACTAACATTGTAGTTTTTACTTATATAGTTTGAAAGTCTTTGACCACTAATTTTTCCAAATCCTGTGTTTCCAGATACATCGAAAGTGTCAAAATCAACATAATCAGAAGCTTGTGTTTGATTAAAAGCTCTTTTACTATTTTGTTCCCCAAACATCTCAACATTGTTAAGAAGACCTGCTCTTGAAGCACCACCGCGTGTTTTACTAGGATTTTTATCAGTAAGTATGTTTGTAAGAAACTTTTCTCTAGCTGATACTCCACCTTTAATTTTTCCAACATTTTTAAAGTTAACAGTTGCTGTGATTGAATCGGGTGCAAACTTAACACCAATAGCATCCTGTAGTTCTTGAGAATAAGCAACTCCATGAGTATTATGTACTTTTACACCAGCTATATCATGTTTTTTATTATATTTGTAAAATCTTCTATTTCTTCCAGCTACATTTTCTTTTTTTATACCTTGGCTAAAATGTCTGCCTGTTCCTTTTCTATTCATAGCTGCCAACAAACTTTTAGGTTTGTAACTTATTCTTCCGTCTTTTTCAATAGCTAAACCTTTTTTCTTAATCATTTGGTCATATCTGCCTTTTTCACTAAGTATGTTATTCATAAGTTCTACTGGATTTTTTACTCCTCCAACTCTAGGAGCTTTCATTTGCACTTTTACTTTGGCACCATCAAACTTCATATTGTTAACTGCTTGAACGCTTCTGGTAACAAACAATGTTGGTGGTATATATTTTTTGACATCTTTTACTACTGGTTTGTTTTCTTTTCTACTCCAGCTAGAAACTTGTTGTGTAATTGGTCCCCCATATTCTACAAGCCATATCCAAGGAAATAAATCTGCTGTTACTCCATTTTTTCTACTTGTTCCAACCCTTACATCACCTGTAAATATTTGTTGTCCCATTTTGCCTTTTTTAGCTTTAGGTACTTTTGCACGATTTGTATGTACAGATTTAAGTAATAGTTCTCTAGCTCTACCGGGTTCTGTGAATCCAAATATATCCATTTCAACATATTCTTTAGAAATTACTGGGTTTTTCTTAGTTCCAGTATTTGAGTAACCTTTAAGAGTTTTAAGTTTATAATTTTCATCAAAACTCATTCCGGCTTCTTCATCATATTGGTCTTGTCTTAATCTTGTATCTTTTATATTTATACCTAATTCACTAGCACCAACCCCTAACATGTATTGACCAGAGGAAATATCTGGAGCGCTTGCTCTTATAAGCTGTGCTGTTCTTTCTATTTGTAAATCTAAAACTTCTTGTATATTCATGTTTGTAACTACATGATGATAATGAGGTTGTGCATCAGAATTAAAAAAACCAGTAAGTTTTGATTCAATTTTTTTATTTGCCATTTGGTACATTGGACTCTTAGAGATATATCCACCTAACTCTCTTCTTGCTAGACGACCAAGGATAGGACCCACACTTCTTGGTACAACTTGATTTATAGCCATACCAGACAATCTACCTACACCAACTCTTGCTCCACGAAGTGCTAAAGATTGAGCGGAACCGTATTTTTTTCTAAAATCTCCGGAAGTTGCAGCAGCTATAAAACCTCCGCCACGCGCGTATGTATATGCACTTCTTCTTGCATTTTTTATAAATTGTGATTGTACAACAGCGTTAACATCACCAGCTGTTTTACCAAATTTATAAAGTCTGTTACGAAAACCACCAACTGCTCCACCTTTACGGCCAGCATTAGATTTTGGTTTATTTAGGGTTACACCCTCTTTGAAAAATTTTAAATATTGTGGCATTAGGTTCTTACAAGAGATTCAAGATACTTATAACATTCTTTTCCATATCTATCCTTTACTTGCTGAACGCTAATTATTTCATGGTATTCGCTACCTTTGACCAGTCTATCACCCGGAACAACAGTAACATTAGGTTCTATATAAATTCCAAATGTTTCAATAGTGGTATTTCTACCATCTCTATCTTCTTCTATTCCTTGGCTTTCAAACTTTGCTTTTACGCTTGTGTATGTGTCAGCCCAAGATGAACTAGGTAAACCTCTTTCATCAACTGCTGTTTCGGATACTGTTTGAATTGTGCAAGTTTCCGGTAAGTTTCTGTGTCTTATAGGCATACAACTACTTTACTACAAGATTATTGAAATTGATTTAACAAGTCTCCCATAAGAAGTTCTTTGTAAATAATACTGTAAAGTAATTTACTTTTACCCAATAGGTGTACATTATATCCTATTTGTTTGTTGTGGTCTCTAATTATCTTTATTAATTCTGGTATCAAAGCTTTATAGGTTTCAAGAATTTTATTAAAATCTTTAGACCACTGTGCTTTACCCTCTATAAATATTATGTACATTCTTAATCCGTTAAGTAACGGAAATGTAACAGCATCGTGAAATTTATAATCTAGCTTTTTTTTCATCATTGGAAATTCGTAATGTTTTTGTTTATAGGGTAGAGATATACCAGAACTTCCTAGGGTTCCTTTTTTCTCTGACCATAGTTCTTGACCTACGACATTTGTATAATCGTATAAGTAAAGTATGTCTTTTATTATTTCTGAAAATATTTTATACTCATCTTTGTTTTTTTTATAATCTTCAACAACCATGTTTTTGTCAGAGTAGCTGTTTATAGGTTGTTCATCTATTTCTGAATCGTACTTGTTATTTCTAAATAAGTTTATTAAAGACAATACTGTTGCATGGTCTAAGGTATCTTCGTATCCAGTATCTTTTAAAGAATTATCAATCCACTCAATATCTGTTTTACTTAAAGAAGCTTTGTTAACTGTTCTTATCTTTGTATTTTTTGCTTTTATAATATCTTCAGCATGCCTATTATGTAAACCAACAATTATTTCTAGTTTTATAAAACATTTTTTGGGTAAATCAACAGCAGGAGTATTTTTTATACATTCATAAATGTGAGAGCCGTCAATAATTCCCTCTCTGTAGTAATCGTTGATTGTTACTTCCAACAAATTTCTGCTTTCTTCTATTTTAATATTTTCACAAAAAATAGTTATACCGTGGTTTTTATGATGAAATATGTTTGCTTCGCCTTCGTGTTCTTTTAAAGCTCTTAAAAAGTTTTCTTGCTCATCTTTATGCACTGGAGTTTTTTTCACATCTGGGTGTATAGGTATTAACTGCTTTAAATTAGGTCTGTCAATTGCAAATTGTTTTACAGGTACTAAAGCTGTAAAAGTAAAAGTGTTTGTAGAAATTGGGTCTTTTAATATTTGATAGGACTGATAAGAAAAGAAATATCTACCATTTCCGTTTTGAATATCTTCTATTTCTTCTTTTACCATTGAAATTTTTGTTTCTTTGCTTTTTGATATTGTTTAAATGAACTTTCAGATAAATCTTTAGGGTCTTTTTCCCAGTCAATATCTACTGGTGTTTCAAACCTTACATTTTTACTTATTTGTCTTTTGCAAACTACATTATCTTTAGGACATAAAACTTCTGGGTCTTCAGTTATTTTATGTGTTATCTCATAACTTGTTTCACAGGATAAACATTTATAATCATATCTGGGCATTTCTACGCCTTTTCTTTTTATTGTTTGTCTTGTGACAATTTTTACAAAATAATTTTAAGCCATCTTTTGAGTTTGGGTTTTTTGTAAATTTCGATATAGGCAATAGCTCTCTACACGACAAGCAAGTTTTAGTCTTCTCATCACCTAGTTCTTCTTTTTTTTCTCTCAATACTTGTAAACAATCTAAACAGAATTTAGTATATCCGTCTAAGTATTTTTGGTTTCTTTTAAAGGTTGTTACTTCTTTCCATTGACGACAATATTTACATTGTTTCTCAATTGGGTCTTTAAGATATTTCTCTGCTTCTTTTTGAGCAGCTTGAACTTTTTCTATTAATCCTTCTTCTTCTTCTATCCAGCTTTTGAATCTTTCGTATCCTATATTGACATCTTCATAAGTTCTAGGTGTAGATAATCCACCTCTACCTGTTCTAATAACTTCTAGTATGGTGTTAGCGGTATCTTCGTTGTAAGCACCTCGTTGAGGAATACCAGAAGCAATTCTTAATTGTCTTACTCGCTCGTGTGTAACGCCCCATTCTTCTGCCCAATCATTGAGCATTTTTTCTGGGTCTTTAGCAAATAATTCTGTTGCTTCTTCTAGTGTTGGAGCTTTCCTATGTACCATATCACTATCCTCCTATTTATCATTATACAAAAAATCTTGACCTAAATGGTTGTAGTACCGCCATATCTGCTGTTGTTAGTACTGGCTGTAAAGCTTGAATAACAACATCAGCATAGGATACATCATAATCTCCTATTCTTTCTGTTAGTGAAATATCGAAACCTGTTTGTGTAGAACTGTCTGATAAGTGACTACTTACAGTACCCGTATCTGCTTTGGCAGAGGTTTGCAAAGAAGTCATAAACAATCTTGCAGCTGCTCTAGCGGATGTAAATTTTATTTGTTCTGGAATATCTGATGGAGCATATCCACCTACATAGGTAACTGATACATTTTGTGGTTTTATTCCAGACCATCTTATAGCTACTCTTCTAAGTTGCCCATTACTATAAGTAACAAAATCATTTTCGTTTCCCTCAGTAAGAGTAACTGCATCTTCGGTAACTGTAGTAATTGACTGTACCGGAATGTGTCTTAGGAATATATCTTTTTTTTCTTCTCCATCAAATACTTCAGTAAATGTAGCTTGTTGAACATCATAACCAAGAAACCTCTTGATTGAGGCATCCACATAAGGTATAAAAGTATTTGTTAAATTAGTTTGTAATGCGGAATCAACATCTAATTGTAAAAATGTTTCAACATCGCTATAACTACAAAGAGCCATTTAGGACTCCTTTATTTATCTTCTGATGGTTTAACAGCTTTGGTTTCTACTTTTTTCTTGGGAGCAGATTTTTTAACAGGTGCTGCTTTTTTCTCTGAAGGGTCTGCCCATCCTTGAGCTTTTAACCATTCTTTAGAAACTTCCACGCCTGCTTTTGCAATCTTTGAAGCCCCAGATTTAGGTAGTTCAGCCATTGGTCCTTCAAAAATAGAACCATCAGCCATCTTCCAAATTGTTTTTTCTGGTTTAATATATTCTGACATAATGAAATCATTTTACCTTATAAAAACAAGAAAGCCGGTTTTACCCGGCTCTCTTGAAATATCCAACTAACAGATATTACATATTTGTTAGTTTATGGAAAGCTGCTTGTCTGTAAACAGGGAAACCAACTCTCATTGTAGCTCTGATAGCAAGCTGATTCTTAATAAAGAAATCAGAGTGACTGTCAGTTACAGCGAGGTCGATACCTTGTCTCATCACAACATGAGCTGCTTCACCGCCACCGAATTTACCAACAAGTACTGTACCTGCGGCAATTGCGGTTGTAGGGATTACTTTGAGTCCCCATATTGCGGCTTGTGGTCCGCTAGCCATGCTTCCAGCTGCTATGAACAGAGGATTCTTTGCTGCGTATCCAGCAGTAGCATCTCCTGCAAAGTCAGTTGAAACTGATGTGACAATATCATTCCAGTCGCTAGGGTGCATAACAATTGCATCTGGCTCTGTGAAAGCGTTGACGCGAATGTCAGTAATTGCACCATAAAGAGCACCAAGTTTTCCTAAGTTACCTGCGTAACTTGAGAAGTCTGTGCTACCAACTGATGTTTTTCCAGCGTCCAAGATTCCTTCTACATTTGGAGCAGTACCGTCTCCATTAAGGAGTTGGCTGTCTAAACGAAGACGAATCATTGTTTGCAATCTGGAGTTCAAGTAACCTTGTACGCCAGCTTGGTCTGCTAGTAACTCATCTGTTACTGGTATGAATACACCGATTTTTCGGATGGATTCTGTTTTTTCTGTGAACTCTAATGCGGCCTCAGCAATAGCGCTTCCCTCAGCAGCTTCAGCAGCTGCGTTGGTGAATGTTGTCTCTTCTAAGTAAGAGAAAGCATTTTGGTCACTATTAATTTGGTCGAATAGATTAATCACAGTATTAGGGTCTCTTGTTAAAAACTCTAGGAATCCTGGTTGTCTTAGAACCTCTGGTGGATAACCTGTAGTATTAAGAGTGGTTTTTGTCTCAATTTTTGAGTCAATACCTTTGACCCCTGTACCTACATAATTCTTGTAGGCTTCGGACTCTGTAAATAGCTGTCCAACAGATTTAGCTTCTGAACCTTCGTTATTAGCTAACGGCATTTCTGCAACGGGTTTTGAATCTACTTCGAGAGCTTTTTCATTGGAAGCTTTTTTCTTCTCAATTGAAAGGTCTTCGACTAATCCAGCAAGTTCGTCATTTCTTGACTTAATCTCTTCTTTTTGGTCAGAGTTGTACTTGCCGTCTTCAGCGGATTCAAAAACAGATTTTAATTCTGCTCTTTTAACAGCGATTTGGTCCATGAGTTCTTTTTGTTTACTCATTTTGGGATTTCTCCAATCGTTATTGCTTATACTTCTTCTATTTCTTCGACTAAGGATTCAGCAATAATTTGCTGTGCCCTCACCCACTCAGCATCAAATTCTTCGTCAGAGGATTCAGTGTTATCTTCTGGAGTTTCTTCTTCAGCAGCTTCATCTTCCGGTTCTACATCAACAGATTCCTCTGCTGGTGCTTCTTCCTCAGTAACTTCTTCGACTTCTGTTTCAACATCAATAGTATCAGTTGAAGCCTCAGCTACCTCTTCAGATTCGGCTGGCTCATCTTCCACAAGTTCTTCATCTACTTCTAACTCCAAAGCACCCTCGGTTCCGACATGTCCGATGAACTCATCAATCTCGGTCCAAGCATCGTTTAAGTCGTCTGCGACTGCACGAAGTGCTTCGGTGGCTTTAACGCCTAATTTTCTCCCATCTTCGCCTCTGAGCATAGAAATAGCTTTTGCTCGGGCTACTAAGTCATCCAATGCAGCAAGCACATCTTTGACTTCTTCAGAGAAAGACTTGCTGTCTTCCTGTGAAACTTCTAAATCTTCGTCTGACTTTTTCTCGTCATCATATTCTTTCATACAGTTACCTCCATTACCATATTTACACTCGCCTTTACCTTTAGCTTCAGATTTTTTACCATCTTTAGCACAAGCACCACCTTCGTGATATTTGCAAGATTTCATTTCATCTTCGTCATCTCCATAACTTTTAGAACCACAGTTGCAATTACAAGATGAAGATTCAATTACTTCTTCTTGCTCACCTTTTACTTCTGTGATTTCTTTAAGTAGTTCTGTGTTAGATTTAATAGCAAGAGTATATGTATCTTGATTAGCTCCAACAAGAACAGGAGAAACTTCGTAGACAGTAAGGTCTTTTAAGTACCTAGCGTTTGTGTCATCACCATCATTATCTTTAGTTTTTGAAAATTCTGAGTCGTTAACTTTATAGCCGAATGACCATTGTTGCATATCGCCCATATTCTTAACTAGATTGTAAGCTTCTTTTCCAGACTCTGTGTCCATAAAAAACTCACCTTTAAAAACAGCTTTATCATCATCTTGTGAAATTGTACCTTTTCCTATAGGCATATCCCATTTGTGTGACCATACCATCGGTACTTGATTGTTTTTAAAACCAGACTTGACAGCTCCTGGTACTACAACATCTCCATCACTATCAAGAGAGTTAAATAGACTGAATACTGCTTCTACTTGACCAGAGTCATCTTTTAACTCTATGTCTATATTCTTAGATTCGTTGTTCATCATACCTCAATATTCTACAATATAAATTTGTAGAAGCGCGTTTTAATTATTGTATAATATGATTTCGACTTTTAGTGTTTTATTATCTAAAGTCAGATATTATTCTGAGCTTTGAGATAAGCACTTTAACACTTCTATCTGTCTTCTGATGTTGACCATTTTCTAAACGAGCCCATACCATAACAGTTGCTTCGTCATCACTTACTGATGTAACAATACCGTGAACAATTGAAGGTGGGTCTGGGTCTTTATTGATTGACCAACTAACTGCTTGTCCTGCTCTAACTGACTCTGCTTTAGTTCCAGATTTTTTAGATGACAATGGATGTGAGCTTGGTAGTAAATCTTGGTCGTAAGGTTTTCTTCTAAACTTACCACTTCTTAATGCTCTTATAAAACCGTTAACTCTGGCCATTGCCCACTGGTCAGCAGATGTAACATTGCCTCTGACTGAACCGGGGTTAGTTCTGTATGCACCAACACCTCTGTTGAATACTGCAATAAGCATTCTCAGTGTTGCTCTATGCTTTGGATTTTTAGAGTTATGTTCTTCTACCTTTTTCTGTAAAGATTTTCTTACTCTATCAGACACAGCTTTCATTAAATAATCTTCAGCTATGTTAAGAGATTTTTTTCTACGCTCTCTAATAACTTTTTTGTAATCATTGACGATTGATTTCATTTGTGAAACACCACCAGCAGTTACACCGCCCCATTTCATAACAGCAATAGTTCCGTTAAGTCTGTTATTTTTCTTGTGACGATTCATAAAGCGTTCTCTTCTCTTAACCCAGTTAAGAACTGATTCGCTTCTGTCTCCGCCTTTGTAAGCTGTCCATTTATTAAAAGCATCGTTACCAGTAAATGAAGTAGGAGGATTACCACCGGTACCTGCTCTTCTCCAAATCTCTGGCCAGTTTTCTTTTAAGTCTTTTACATAAGCATGACCGGGAAATTGTTTATGTTGTGAGTTAGATAAACTTATTTTTTGGTTATCTCCACTCCTAGGAAAGTTTGTTACTTTATCTGGTGCTTTTTCTTCTGGACTATTCAGTTTGTCTCCTTTTTCGTACATTGTTTCAGCTTCTTCTAAAGAAACTTTTAATTCCTCAATGTCTTTAGACTTTTTAGGTTTACTGACAGCTTCTTCATATTCTTCATGTGTCTTACAAGGCATAAAGACTTCTTTGCCATCTACTTCATGACTGTGTACACCAAGAGAACAACTTAGTTCTTTAGACCTTTCAATAGCTTCTCCTGGATTATCAAAAACATCTTTATCAAGTGCAACCTTATTCTGGTCAAGTCTTGTAGGTGTAGTTAATACTTCTTCCTCTCTTTCTGTTTCTTGAGGAAATGTCGTGGTAGTCAATGTTGCTTTAGACTCATCGTCATTGTCATTTACCGTTGCAGGTTCGGACTCGTTGTCATTAAGAAGAGGGCTACCATCTTCTGTGACTTGAATCATATTCATAGGTCTTAGATAAACATCGTGTCTGTTATCTGCTTCAAGACCTACTACTTTTCTAGCTTCGCCAATTGTTACCCAACCCCCTTGAACAGCAGTATTCATGCGTTTATAGAGATTGTCTTTGTCAACAGCTAATGCTCGAACATTGTCAACATCAAATTCACAATATTCATTGTCATCACCGCCGAACTCTGGTCGTAACAATTGATGAGTCACTTCTTGCGCAACCATGCTCCACATTGGGACCATTTTTGACTCCGTAAAGAACTCTCTTAGTTCTTTAGTATTGTTGTATGTAGCTGAATCAAGACCGGCACCAAGTCCTGCAAGAACAGCTGGAACGCCAAGAACGGCAGATACTCTTTCTTCCGGTATTCTTCTTAACTCTGCTAACTTCATTTGGTCTGGTGAGAAAGATACTATTTCAACATTCATAGCACCAGATAAAACCATAGGAGCACCTCTGTTTTTACCACCAAACTTCTGCTTATACATATCTGCAATAGCTTCAGCTTCGTCTCTCGTTGGACCACCCATAGCATCATCTCTTGGGGAGAGGATTACTCCGGGAACAGCCATGTTGTGTAATAAAGCGGCAGTATA